AAATTGAAGCTATCCTTGAGTATTTGCATATTGAACTTAGACGCTTGAAAAGTCAGCATTTTAGAAAATATTTAGAAAACTATCAACGAGCTTTGTCATCTAGAGACTGTGAAAAGTTTGTAGAAGGCGAAGCCGACGTTGTAGATTTTGAAAAAATTATCAACGAGTTTGCACTACTACGCAATAAATGGTTGGGTATTACTAAAGGTTTAGATGTTAAACAATGGCAGTTATCCAATGTAATTAAATTGCGTACTGCTGGTATGGAAGATGCTAGTTTATGAAAATAGTATTAGTTACCGGTGGATTTGATCCATTACACAACGGGCATATATCTTATTTTAAAGAAGCTAAGACACTTGGCGACAAGTTAATTGTTGGGCTTAATAGCGATGCATGGTTAGAACGTAAAAAAGGCCGGGCGTTTATGCCAGGTCATGAACGTGTCAGTATTATAGAAAATCTTAAAATGGTAGACGGTGTTATCTTGTTTAATGACGATGATAATACTGCTACTGAAGCAATTAAAAACGTACAACAACTTTACCCTAAAGCACAAATTATTTTTGCCAACGGTGGAGATCGTAATGCCACTAATATTCCAGAAATGTTAATTCCTGATGTGTTATTCAAATTTGGCATTGGTGGAAATAATAAAGCAAACAGCAGTAGTTGGATTTTAGATGAATGGAAAGCACCTAAAACAGAACGTCCGTGGGGTTACTATCGGGTATTACATGAAGTAGATGGCACTAAAGTCAAAGAACTTACAGTTAATCCAGGATGCAGTTTAAGTTTACAACGACATAAATTTAGACATGAATTTTGGCACGTTACCTCTGGTAAATGTGCTGTGGAACAACGCATGAATGGCGGATACATGTTACCCACAGTAGAATTATCCACACATAGTCAATTGGTCATTCCAATTAATGACTGGCACAGAATTTATAACCCGTACGACGAGCCATGCAAAATTGTAGAAGTACAATATGGTAAAATATGCGAAGAATCCGACATCGAACGTCAGGATTAGATTATTCAGCAAAAAGGTTGACTTATAAAATCTTTACTGTATAATATAAAGTATGACAACTGTAGATAACTTACTTTTAAAAATAACCTCTCATACTAATCCGACGATAGAAGAATTTATTCCTACGCGAGATTCCAGAGTATTACGCAGTTTAACTACTGCGGTATCAACCCCGGTTTTTATCACCGAAAATCAAAGTCGTTTATTATTAAAACTACTTACTCAATATAGTGATAGCTTTTTAACCATCGAATCTGACATCAAAAATATTTTAATTTCTCCCAGTTGGTCAAAAAGATTTCGTGCAGTTGATACTACCAAAAAAGTTTATATAAAAACACTAAAAGATAAAGAATCCGCAATTTTTATCGAATTTGCCCCTAACGGTGCGGTCAGAAAATCTCTGCAATCACTTGGAAAAGTCATAGAAGGTGGCATTACAGTACATAACACTAAACTTCATAGCATTGATCTGAGTGAAAAAAATATAGTCGGTATAATAGATTTGTTAAAACCGCATAAATTCGATTTCGACCAAAAAATCACCGATTTTTACGAAATTATCAAAAAATGGCGGTTTGACGTAGAGTGCAAAAAATTCTTTTTCGGGGAAGATTTGTATTCTTTGATCAAAGATGCATTGACAGCAGACATTGGTCAAGAAAATTTAAACAACGAATTACTGGTTCGAGATAGAAAAACAAGATATCACTTTTTGACCAAAAAAACCGAGAAAAATACCGAAAATTTGACAAATTTAATAGTGGGCAGAACACAGCAAAAGGTATGGATCGATTCAAATACTCGTTCGTTGGTCGATGTTGTCGGTAGTTTAAAAGAACTAAATCGTTTACCATTGCTAGTAATTTTTGACAGCCATAACGCAGAGTCTTGTACCAAGAATTTACAAAATCTTCAAATTTCCCTGGAAAAAAATGAAATTTCCAAAGGAGTAGGAATTTACTTTAGACTGCAAAATGATACAGGTGGTAAGATTTTTAATTCGTTTATACAAGACAATCATTACAATGCACCATTGAATAGTGACACGAATATAGCCGGAATACAAGCCGGAAAATTACCCAAATTTTTTCTAAAAGATTGCAATTGGGCACCGAAAAGTGTTATAGTACTAGGTAGTAACTTGCGTCATAGCAAGTCTGCTGTATACAGCAATCGATGCGATTTAATTATTTCATACTCGGATAAACCAAGTATATTTGACAACAACACCGGATGGGCCACTAGTACATGGGCATTGTAAAATTAGTCATAAAAGATGAAGTCAACATCAAGATAGAAGGTCTTGAGCTAGACGCACGAAAGAAATTAGCAAACGCATTTAAATTTTTTGCACCCTACGCACGATATCATCCAGCATACAAATTGGGTCGATGGGATGGTACTGTAAGTCTATTCGGACTGGGTGGTAACGGTTATTTGAACCAGCTAGAAAAAGTCATGCAAATACTACATAGCATGGGAATTTCTCTAGAGGAAGTGGAAGACCTAAGAGACCCAATCAATCTGGCATTTCCAGAAGTGACTGAGGATTTCTGGGGAGAACGTTGCTGGCCTGTCGGACATCAGCAAGCAGGACAGCCTATCAAGTTACGCGATTATCAATTAGACGTAATTAACAATTTTCTTAAAAATCCCCAGGCTTTGCAGGAAGTAGCTACTGGCGCTGGTAAGACAATTATCACTGCAACCCTGAGTAAACTGTGCGAAAACTTTGGTCGCACCATCACAATCGTGCCCAACAAGAGCTTGGTAGAACAAACAGAAGAAGATTTTATCAACTGTGGTTTAGATGTAGGAGTTTATTATGGCGACAGGAAGGACCTCAATAAAACGCATACGATTTGCACGTGGCAGAGCCTTAATATATTGGATAAGAAATCAAAGAATCAAGAACATGACATTGTGACACTGGCAGAATTCCTTGACGGAGTCAAAACTGTAATTGTTGACGAAGTACACATGGCCAAGGCAGAAGTGCTGAAGAATTTGCTCACACAGAACCTATGCAATGCTCCAATCCGCTGGGGTCTAACAGGAACTGTTCCCAAAGAAGCACACGAATTTGAAGCTATCTTTGCAAGTCTTGGTCCGGTAATTCACAGCATACAAGCACACGAGTTACAGACTAAAGGTGTACTAAGTGATTGCCATGTCAAAGTTGTGCAGTTAATGGACTTGAAAGAATTCAGCAGTTATCCTGAAGAATTAAAGTATCTTGTCACAGACGAAGACAGAATGATTTATCTAAGCAAACTAATTAAAACAATATCCCAATCAGGCAATACGTTAGTTCTAGTGAATAGAATTGATTCAGGCAAATTTATTATCAATGAAATACCAGAGGCAGTGTTTATCTCGGGCGAGGTCAAGACCAAAGATAGAAAAGAAGAATATGACGAAATTAAAACGAATGATAACAAGATTATTGTGGCGACTTTTGGTGTGGCCGCTGTGGGTATTAATATCCCCCGTATTTTTAATATGGTTCTTCTTGAGCCCGGAAAGAGCTTTGTCAGAGTTATACAAAGCATTGGGCGAGGTATTCGAAAAGCAGAAGACAAGGACTTCGTACAAATCTGGGACATAACCAGTACCTGTAAGTATGCAAAACGGCATCTTACAGAAAGAAAGAAATTTTACAAGGACGCCAAGTATCCGTTTACTATTGAAAAAACGGATTGGCAACGATAAGGAATTATGCAAATATTAACATTAGAGAACAAAACATTTTTACTGGATAATCTCCCAGAGGAAGTAGATGAGGAATGTAGATTTGCCGTGCTAGATAACAGTGATCCCAAAGAACCAGATTTTTTCTTTATGCCATTGATATTCTTAGAGTCATTCAATGCTCCTGCTATGGTGCTTAATATAGGTGGACAGCAGGTCACCATGCCGATAGATTGGCACATAGCAGTGGGAGACAGTTCAAGCGGTTGTGACATTGAAATTCTCCCATTGACCAGCTTAAATGACCGAGGTTTTGAAGCGTTATGCTTTAATCCGTTAAGCAGTTTTAGAGTAGAGTTTAAGAAAATTGAGATTGTAAATTTTTATAATGATGTCAAATGGTACTTTCCAAAGATGAAAAACAATCAACTGTTAGCTACCCCATTATCAAACAGTGATAAACCAGACTGTGTGTATTTCTGCAAAGAAATTAGCAGACAAAGCGAAATTATTGATTTGAGTAAGATATTATAATATGGGCGATCTCAAACCAGGCGTAACGCTTATACACGAACGGGTGGACAATGTAGTATACACTCGAGAATTTGGAGCAGATCCTATGACCAGAAAAGTAGCGGGTTGGGATTACAACAAAGACAATCCGAAATTTGATCCACGCACTGGTGACGGCAGACCGTTACACGAACATATATTGGAAAGCAAGATGTGGGGTGAAATTCACCGTGAAGCGAAAACCAATATCACTTTACAAAAGGCATTAGATCGTGCTATAATGATATACAAATTGAGCAAGGATAAAGTACAATGAAATATGCATTTTTTAATCCATTGATTATGGGCATCGATAAAATGCCTGATGATACTTTTGAAAAAGTTAAAAAATTAGCTGAAAAACTTCACGAGCGTACTGATTTAAATGATGCAGGTAATGAAGATTTGAGTGTACGCGGAGGCCAACAGATACAAGTCTTACCTAACGATGCAACAATAGAAGTCGATTGGTTAGTAGAATTTTTAGAAGATTATTTAAATCAATATATCCAACAAGTAAAAACGCAAAGTATGCTTCCTGATATGGATTATGTAGATGTTAAAGTTACCAGTATATGGACTATTAAGCAAAGTCCAGGACAATATCAAGCCATGCACAATCATCCAGCCGGGCACATTTCAGGCAACATGTATCTAGAAACTCCAGCACTAAGCGATAACAGCACAAAAATTGACAACAATATTTTGTTTAAATTTCCAGTAGAAAAAGATGTCACCAAGTTTATTTTGCAAGACGGATGGTGCTATCGTCCAGAAGAAAAAGATATTTTAATATTTCCAAGTTATGTTTCGCATCTAGTATATCCGTGGCAAGGTACTGGTAACAGGACTGTAATGGCATTCGACGCAGTATTAATTCCAAAGGCATCAGATGGCAGAAAAACTAGCGATTAAAGAAGTAATGGCCGCAGTAGATAGCGGGTATATCGGGCTGTGGGACGAGCTGGACGACGAGCAACGTAAAGCTCTTAAAAGCGAATTCTTCATAATGAATCGTTACATCAGTAATGTAAAGACTAGCAGTGTTGAATTACAACAACATTATCTGTTGACTGTTAATGAGTATTTTAATAAACATTGGAACTTGTTGCAAAAGCATCCTAAATTGTTATGGATGTTGCTGGCCATGTGCGGGCACGAAAGTAAAAAGATTCACTATCATGAATGGATTGGTTTTAAAAAGAAACCCGGTAATAGTTCTGATAAAAAAGTAAAATTCTTATTAGATTTATATCCTGCAAAAAAACAAGCAGATTGTGAATTACTTGCAGAGCTTATGAATGATGCTGAATTTAAAGAACTTGCACTAATGCGTGGCATGGATGATGCAGAGGTTAAAAAATTATTAAAATGACATTAGAAGTGACTCAATACGTTTGTCAGTACTGTTCAAATACTTTTACAAAAGAAAAAACGTTAATGGTGCATCTGTGCGAACAAAAACGTAGGGCATTGGCTAAAACTGAAAAACATGTTGTCATGGGATATGATGCATTTAATCGATTTTTTAAAATGAGTCAGAATCTAAAAGGTAATAAAACATATGATGAGTTTGCAAAAAGTCCGTACTATAATGCTTTCGTTAAGTTTGGCAGTTTTGTTAGCAATGTTAACCCACTCTATCCTGACAGGTTTATCGATTATGTTATTAAGAGCGGTGTCAAATTAGATCACTGGTGCAGAGATGAATTATATGAAAAATATGTTGCAGATTTGATTCGTACTGAAACAGTAGAAACAGCACTACAACGCAGTATTGGACATATGATGACCTGGGCAGATGCACATCAAAGTCAGTGGAATCATTATTTTTTATATGTCAGTTTAAACAGAGCAACGTTTGATATACGTGATGGTAAGATAAGTCCTTGGGTAATATTGAACAGTAAGAACGGAAAAGAAATGTTGTCGAAATTTAGTGACGAGCAGTTAGCGGCCGTTGGTACTACAATTGATCCACAGTTTTGGATGAACAAATTTAAAAAATTACCTGCTGATGTAGAACTAGTTAGACAAGTAGTTAAGGAGTCTAGCATATGAAAAGAAAACTATTAGATGGTACAGAAGCAACAGAATTAAAAGAACCAATAACTTTGGAAGTCTATACTAAGTGTCCACAGAAATGGATGCTATGCGATAAAGAAACCGGCGAAGTATATATTGGACATGCGACTAAAGGTAAGAATAGTTGGAAGAAAATTGACCAATGGAATGGCAACGATGGTTGAAATTAAAAAACAAAATGGCACTATAGTAATTATTGGGGATAGTTGGGGTGTTCCTAATTATCCGCCTACTAATTATATTAATAATAGTATTGAAAAAATTAAAAAATTATCATCCAGTAATATAGAAATAAATGTTACACATTTAGGAGATCCTCCTGAAACCCATTTAGAATTTCTTTTAAACAATGAAGGATACAATGTAATTAATTTTTCAAAAACAGGCGGCAGTAATTTACAAACCATTAGACGGGCAACTCAATATTTTCTAAAATATAACATCAAGGTTAATTGGCTAATTTGGTTTCATACTGAAAGTCTTAGAGATAGGGACGAAATATTAACATCTTCAAAAATAAAATTTAGTATATCAAAACTAACTAAAGATTTAACAATTTTAGCGTATCAAGAATTTTCTGATTTAATATCAACTTTAAATTGTAAAACTATTGCCATCGGCGGCCAGGCACCGATAGATGTTACAGAATTTAATAGACTAGTAGGCCCAATAGAATTATTAATAGAAGATTGGCATTCAGAAATACTTGGAAGGAAACTGCCAGTTTCGCATGGGGTCTGTAATTTAGACCTGTTTGACTCTAAAAATTGTATAGATACTATTGAAGAAAAATCTAAAATGTTAGATAGCATTCATACTATATTAAACTTAGATTGGGATTCTCCCGATTTTCCAGATAATGCTCATCCTGGGAAAGATGCACATAAAAAGCTATTTGATAGAATAAAATATCTATTAAGGAAAGACAATAATGCCTGATATTGATATAGATTTTTTGGATCGCACAGACGCTTTGGACATTTTAAAGCATGTTCCAGCCATCATTGAAGATAATGGAACTTTTAAAAAGCACAATACCGGTGTGTATTGTACTTCTATTCCGTACAATCCACTTACTGGTATGAGTACTATAGATTATAAATCCGCAGAGGAGCGTGGATATTTTAAGATAGATTTCTTAAATGTCAGCATCTACAAGGGTGTACGTGATGAACTGCATCTCAAACAACTTATGGAGACAGAACCACTATGGGATCTACTGGAACAGGACGACTTCTCGAATCTGCTATTTCACGTGAATGGGCACGGGCACGTATTGAGGACAATGAAACCGAAAGATATCGAATCGCTCGCGGCTTGTCTAGCAATCATACGCCCAGCAAAGAAACATTTGTTAGGCAAACCGTGGACAGAAGTAATGCAATCAGTATGGACGAAACCAACGACTGACGAATACTACTTTAAGAAGGCACATGCTGTGGCCTATGCTATGGCTATTGTGGTACAGATGAATTTGATATGTGAAAGTATCAGTTACGAGTATACTTAACGTACTCTGCGTACCAGTTGTACACTTTTACGTTTAACACGTTTCATAGTTAAATTCATCAAGTTAACAACTGGGCCAAGTACTACACGAGCATCTTTGCTGTTGAATGTTTTGATAGCATAGTGAAACGGTTGTATTTGTTCCCTGCAAAATATGTTTATAGGAAATTGACGGTTGCTTTCCCACCACCAAGTTTCGCCTATGTCTAAAAATATCTCACGCTCTTCTAATGTTTTAATGGCATTAAGGTCGTAGAAGCTGGTTACATATTGATCCTGATTTATGATAATCCCAATGTATTCCAATTCGCCGTAGTTTAACACACTGATAAAGGGTAGTTTTTGTTCTATGTTATCTCTTAGTTTTGCCATAAATATAGTATAAAGGTCCTGCGCTAATGCAAAAAATCTCAACGTATTTATATCCAAATAGAATCGAACTATTGGCTGATTTGGCAGGTTTCACTGTGGAGTATACAAACGTGTATCAAAGAAACGTAAAAATTTATCATGGTATAGACAATACCTTAGAGTTTGACATTAAGAACGCAGATCAGAAACGTATTGATTTATCTACATTGTCTAACATACAGTTAAACATTATGGATGCTAGTGGGCAAGCATTACCAAACAGTCCATACACTGTAACTCCTACATTACCTCAAACTACATACAAGGGTCTAGCATCAGTCACAATTCCACAAGATGATTTAGCAGACTTAGATCATCAGTTTTTAACATACAGCGTGTCTGCTATCAAGTCTGGTAATGAAGTATTACTATATGGCGACACACGATTTGGTGCAGTAGGCAAGATGGAATTAGTTGGCGATGCCATGCCCGTTATTAGAGATGAACAAGTCGTTACTAGTTTTTACAAAGATCTACAATATGGCACTAGTATGGTAGAATACTTTCATTGTAGTGCAATACCTTTAAGATTTTATGAAGCAGTACCTACAACTGTAGCCAGCATTGATTTTAGATTCGATGCACTTGTTGGAACTGTGTTAGTTGAAGCTACCAAAGATGCCAGTATAAGTTCGGAGACATTTACCTTACGTGGTACTATTTTGGAAACATTTACAGTAAACAGTACTACAACCAATTTATTAAAAACTTATACAGATATCGGCGATTATACCTATATTCGCATATCATACAGTCGAACTAATCCATTAGCAACAACTGGAACAATTACCAAAGTAACTGTATCATAAAGGTTGACCTTTACTAGTTAGCCTGTTATACTACTCTATATGAGTATAATCACGGACACTATCAACAGCTATCTTCCTGCAAAACGGAAGCAAACTCCTAGTGGTTGGATTAGTTTTAACGCTGTGTGCTGTGATGATAAACGCCAACGTGGCGGACTTATATTCAACGCAGGCGATGCAGTTAGCTATCATTGTTTCAATTGCGGATTCAAAGCCAGTTGGCAACCCGGCCGACTAATCAGTCAAAAGATGAACAAGTTCATGCGAGATCTAGGCATGGGCGATGATACTATTGGGCAATTAAGATTAGAAGCTTTAAAATTAAACGAGGACTCTAATACCGAAGTACGTAGTATAGTTCCAACTTTTGAAGCACGAGCATTGCCAATAGATTCTTTGAGTTTTAATGATTTAGATACGTTTTTAAAACTTCCAGACGGTGATCATGCAGTTCCAACAAAGTTTACTGAAGCATACGCATACTTGGTTGATAGAAAAATTGATCCGTGGAGTTATCCGTTTTACTGGTGTCCTAGAACGGGATTTAATAATAGACTTATTATTCCGTTTTTATACAAAGGTGAAATTGTAGGTTGGACTGCCCGTGCTTTTAGTGATGCTAAACCTAAGTATCTAAGCGAACAGCAACCTGGTTATGTGTTTAATTTAGATGCACAAAATAATAATAGACAGTTCGTAATTGTTTGCGAAGGCCCGTTTGATGCGATAAGTATTGACGGATGTGCTTTACTTGGTGCTGAGATTAAGGACAGCCAAAACTGGTTGCTCAAGCAATTAAATAAAGAAATCGTGCTAGTTCCAGATAGAGATAAAGCTGGATTGTTAACATTAGAGCAAGCATTAGATTATGGGTGGAGTGTTAGTATGCCCGACTGGCCCGATGATGTTAAAGATGTGAATGATGCAATCATCAAATTAGGAAGGCTAACTACACTATATAAAATAGTTCAAGCCAAAGAAGCTAATCCACTTAAAATACAATTGAAAGCCAAGAAATGGTTCAAGGAAGTAAATGAAAAAATTGATTGAATTCTTGTTATGGCCTTTGTCTAAATGGCAAGCGCATAGAGCGTTTAAAAAACGTTTGGAAGAATTACGGAAACGTGATCCGTTTATCTATAAATGATCGGCTGGGGAATAAGCGCCAACAGTCACGATGCGGCAATAGCTGTGTTTGTTGACGGAAAGCTAGTATTTGCTAGTCACAGCGAACGTTATAGTGGCATAAAGAATGATAGAGATTTATGTAAGGAAATAGTAGCGGCCGCAAAGCAATTTGGATATCCTGATAAGATTTATTGGTATGAAAAACCGTTCAAAAAAACATTACGACAATTAATTGCAGGACAAGGATGGAAATATCGAGATAACAACATTGAAATTTATATGGCTAGATACGAAATCACCGCCCCAATTACGTATGTGGATCATCATTTAAGTCATGCGGCCACAGGATATTATACCAGTGGATTTGATGACGCCTGTATATTAGTTATAGATGCGATCGGCGAGTTTGAAACATTTACTATTTGGGAAGGAAAAGGAACTAATCTTAAGAAACGATTTAGTAAATGCTACCCATATAGCATGGGATTATTCTATAGTGCTATGACACAGCGAGTGGGATTGAAACCTAACGAAGACGAATATATCTTAATGGGCATGGCCGCATATGGTGATCCTAATAAGCATATACAGAGAATTTATGAAGATTTTTTTAAAGGACATCTTGATAGTTTTAAAATGAAAAAAAATCTTCATAGAGGATGTATGGACTGGGCGCCTGATTTAATTATAAAAGATAGTTTTGATATAGCGGCCGCGGTACAACGATTGTATGAAGATTGGCTTGATGATATTCTAGTCAAAGCAAGACTAATGGTAGACAGCGATAATTTAGTCTTAATGGGCGGGTGTGCATTGAATTGTCTAGCTAATAGATTCACTGGTGATTATTTTGACAACACGTGGATTTATCCCAATCCCGGAGATGCAGGTAGCGCCATAGGTGCAGTATTAGCAAACCATCCTAAGTGGAAAGACTCGACAGATTGGTCCAATAATTTCTTAGGGTATGACATGGGGTATCGTGCTAGTAATGAAGAAATTGTAGAATATATTACACAAAATAAAATATGTGGTATAGCTCGTGGCAAGGCAGAGTTTGGTCCACGAGCACTAGGTAACAGAAGTTTATTGGCAGACCCACGCGGCGCAGAAATAAAGGACAAGGTAAATGCAATCAAACAACGACAAGAGTTTAGACCCTTTGCTCCAGCAATACTCGAAGAACTTACTGACATGTATTTTGATATGCCTCATCGTTGGAATACTAGTAGGTATATGCAAGTGGTCGCTCGTTGTAGGCATCCTCAGCTTTATCCTGCTATCATTCATCGTGATGGAACTTCACGTGTACAAACTGTACCAAACGATGGAAGCCCATTTAGAAAGCTCTTAGAATTATGGTATAAAGAAACTGGATGTCCTATATTGCTAAACACCAGTCTAAACATCAAGGGTAAGCCCATGGTTAATGATCATGCAGATGCAAAAAACTTTGAACATCAATACGGTGTTAAAGTGTTTAACTAGAGTATATAATAAAGTATGAGTGAAAAACAAGAAAATAAAGCAAGACAGAACGTTGATTATGGATATGATATTCAGCGTGTATATTTAGAAATGATGCTGGCAGATGCAGGTACTTTTGTGCGTTGCCAAAGTATTTTTGATAGTAAACTATTTGATCGTCGATTACAAGAAGCGGCTGAATTTTTAACTGCCTATGTAAGTGATAACAATGTATTACCTACCCCTGACATTATTAATGCGGCAACTGGTAGCACATTAAAGGCCGCCACTGATTTGCGTGAAGAACATTTTGAATGGCTGATGAATGACTTTGAAACATTTATTCGACACAAAGGTCTTGAACGTGCTATTTTAGAAAGTGCAGACTTACTGGAAAAAGGTGAGTATGGTCCTGTGGAAGAAAAGATCAAACAGGCGGTACAAGTGGGCCTACAGCGTGACATGGGTACTGATTATTTTAAAGATCCTCGAGCTCGATTGATGGCTATTAAAGATAAAAATGGACAAATTTCGACAGGTTGGAAAAACGTTGATGACAAGTTATTTGGAGGATTCAACCGTGGTGAGCTTAATATTTGGGCTGGTGGCTCCGGTGCTGGTAAATCGTTATTCTTGGCTAATCTCGGAGTGAACTATGCATTGGCTGGACTCAATGTAATCTATCTTACACTTGAGTTGAGTGAAGAACTTGTTAGTATGCGTGTGGATGCCATGGTGACTGGAATACCTACTAGAGAGATTTTCAAGAACATCGATGATGTTGAAATGAAAGTTAAAATGATTGGTAAGAAATCCGGACAGTTACAAGTCAAGTATATGCCCAGCGGTAAAACAGCCAACGATATTCGTGCGTATTTGAAAGAGTATGAAATTAAGATGGGTCGTAAAGTTGACGTACTGTTAGTTGACTACATGGACTTGTTAATGCCCTTAAGTAAGAAAATTAGTGCTGAAAACTTGTTTGTTAAGGACAAGTATGTAAGTGAAGAATTACGTAATTTGGCGGTAGAAAAGAACTGTGTATTTGTAACGGCCGCACAGTTAAATCGCGGAGCAGTTGAAGAAGTAGAGTTTGATCACAGCCACATATCGGGCGGATTGAGTAAGATCCAGACAGCGGATAACGTGTTTGGTATCTTTACAAGTCGTGCCATGCGTGAACGTGGACGCTATCAAATCCAGCTAATGAAAACACGTAGTTCCAGCGGAGTAGGCATGAAAATTGACTTGGATTTCAATGTGGATACCCTGCGTATTACAGACTGTTTAGAGGATGATACTCAAGTGGCTATGCGCAGTACGGGCAGTAGTTTTATCGATAGCCTCAAGCAAAAAACCACAGTAACTAGTGCAGAAATACCTACAGATCCAAGCCAAGGAAAGCCGGTTGCAAAAGTAACTGCCCAAGTTGAAAGTAGTAAATTACGCGAATTGTTGAATAAAATGCCCGGCGAATCGGATGACTTTTAACTAAATATATTATAAACCAGCACCGTATTTTTTGAATAAATACGTAAAGAGAGAAATTAATTATGTCACAAAAAGATATATTACGCAAATACTTAGATATGCTAAACGAAGATGATTCAACTCCAACTGAACCATCATCAGCTAGCGAAATGCCCACATCAGATAAGATTCAAATCGCTCCTCCAAAAGGGCAAGGATCTATCACCGAAGTTATGATTGCTGTAAAGAATTTTCAAGAGGCTAGCGGTATGCAAGCAACTGGGCTATTAGACCCAAAAACACTAGCAGAAATCCTAAGCCAAAGCGGACGTATGGGCAAGGAAGAAATGGCAAAACTTCAAGCCGGCCAGGAACAGCAAGGTGCGGAAGTTAATGAATCGTTTGGTATTTCTGAAAATATCGAAGCAGGTGATCGCCATCAAGTATTGCTCAACAAAGCCGCATTACACGAAGGATATTCACAAGGACTTCGCGGACACGAATGTATGTGCCCTCACTCAGTCGGCACCGGCGAACACAGCTATCATTTACATGGTCACGGTTTGGGACTAAAAGAATGTGGCGGAATTTGGACAAGATCACAGCCTGGCGCAATGTAATCTAAATTATTAGAATAAAAAAGCTACCCTAAGGGTAGCTTTTTTTATGGCCTCTCTGTCTTTATTTTTAGGTAAATATAGTACTAGACAACGGGAATTCACATGGCTTCATTAATTAAGTTACGCAGAGATACTGCATCCAACTGGGCAACAGTAAATCCAACACTGGCTTCGGGCGAACCCGGACTAGAAACTGATACTTTAAAAATAAAATACGGAAACGGATCAACTGCATGGAATAGTTTAAGTTATTCTGCAGGTGGGAGCGGTGGCGCAACTGTACCAACTGCTAGTACAAGTGTACTTGGATTAGTTAAGGTAGACGGTACTACTATTACAATTAATGCCGGAGTTATTAGTGCAACAGCAGGCGGAGGAGGAGGATCAGGTACTGTTGGTGCTGGTAGTACAGGAGCATTAGCATTTTATCCAAGCGGAACCAATGCTGTAGATGATGCACAGGGATTAAATTGGGACAGCGTTAATAACGTTCTTACAGTGTCTGCTACTGCTATTTTTCAACAAACTAGCGAATTGCTCAACACAAAAACTCTTGCAACTGGTATTGTAACGCATGATTTTTCAACAGGTGCAATATGGTATCACTCTGCTATAAGTTCAAGTTTTACAGCTAATTTTACAAATATACCAACAACCAATAATAGAACTAGCGTAGTTACACTAATAATGTCACAAGGTGCAACAGCATTTATACCTGGTGCTATACAAATTAACGGCGTAGCACAAACAGTTAGTTGGTTAGGTTCAAGCGCACCCACAGGCAATGCAAATAAAACCGATATACTTGCTTACACAATTATACGTGTTAATAGTACCTGGATTGTTACAGGCAGTTTGAGTACTTACGGATAATCATATGCCAAGAATTGGTTCAGTATCTGGCAGAAGTTTAGCAAATGCGTCAACTAGACGAACGTTTATTGCATACCCTTTTGTGTCGGCAAATATCAGTGCTATTGCAAGTACATCACAATTAGGCGGCGGAAATCGTATTGATGTTGTTAGTACCTGGACATTAACAGCTACAACTGTACGATTTGTAGGTACAGGAATACCTTATCATAGCTATTATAATAGTGCGGCTATGATTGTACCTGGAGTGCAAAACTATAATTTAACTTGGACATATAGGGGCGGCAAGGCTATAGAAGCCAGCGGTTTCGCTACAACAGCAGGTACTACTATTGGACTATGGTTAAACGGAGTAGCAATGTTTGGGCCTGCAGATGTTGGTGTACCAGACGGCTTTACTAAAGTTATCGGGTTCACATACAATGCCGCATATGAATCTAGTATTGAATTAAACTATGAATTAGGAAGCGATTTTGCAGGCGGACATGCTGTATCGACTAACAAGTACCATTATCATGACGGCAGTTTTTTTGATGCTTGGTTAACAGGAATAGGACACGTATCGGGTAATTACGGTGTCACAGGACTTGCAGAAACCAGTGTGATTAAATACCTGTATAGCGGATTATATCATGCAGACGGCCATAGTAAAATATTAGGCATAAGCGCAGATGGATATCCAGTATACGGTCCTTACGGCTATGCGAATTCGACTATTAGTTCAAGCGGAATAAAACGTATGGTGTCAGGTTATACATTAAACTCGCCTGATTCACGTATTGGAACTGCGGCTGAAAATACTACACAATACCCATTAGGTATTTTTATTGAAGATTATAGTTTTACAGCAAGCGGAGATTTAGATCAACATAACGGGCGTTATTGTGTTACTCCTGATTATCCAAGCGGTACTTACGCATATTTTGTAACTTTGAATTCGCTATTAAAACCTGTATACCCGTATATAATTGGATCAACGTTCTATGGCACACCCGCAATATTGTAAATACTAAAAGGACAACAGAATGTTACCACTAAGAGCACTTAGATTACAAAGACAAGACGCAATAACTTTAAACCGCAGTTCGTTTGAAGAAGGCGAAATAGTCTACGATGCCACTAACGGTACTATACGTTTGATGGACGGTAATAATCTTGGCGGTAAGCAAATAGCTACTCAGCCATGGACAACTAGCGCCATATCAACAGCAGTTTCGTCAAGTAACAGCACGTTAACAACGGCAGTAAATCTTAGAGCACCAATTGCAAGTCCAACATTTACTGGTATTGTTACTAGTCCTTCATTTGTAGGACCATTGACTGGTAATGTAACTGGAAACACCAGCGGAATTCATACAGGCGCTGTTACAGGTAACGTAACTGGGAATTTAACAGGTAATGTAACTGGGAATGTCACAGGTAATGTAACTGGGAATGTCACAGGTAATGTAACTGGAAACACTAGTACTGCTACAAAATTAGCCGCTACTAAAACAATTAACGGTGTAGCATTTGATGGTAGTGTTAATATTACTTTGAGTACGTTAGTCAACGGTTCTTTTATTGTAAATTTAGATACTAGCGGAAATTTAACGTTACCTGGAGATCTTGCAACACTAAACATATCAGCAACTTCAGTAACAACAACCAATGATATCACAGTTGGAGGCAATGCTGTTATAAGTACTAAGCCAACACTGCCAACCCACGCAACGAATAAAAAATATGTAGATGTAAAAGCTATTGCACTTGCAATTGCAATGAGCTAAACAAGGAAAAATTATAAATGTCAAAGAAACAACTATCTAATTATAAATTTGTACCGGGAGTAATTCCTCCGGCTTACAATCAGTATCCAAAAACAGTAGCACTACTAACTGCTAACAGAGCTTTCCTTGTTGCTGAAACAGATGCATATATTCGTGCCCAAATACTTGCCAATGCGGCTAACAGTGGTAGCCCATACTATAACTACACCTACGATGCAACTCGTTCAAGTAAATGCAAACGCGACATTGGATATAACATAGATGCTATCGTATATGATCTAACCTATGGTGGTAATAGTTTAACATATCAAATGGGCGCTAACTATTATATTAATGGCGTTATACAGATTCTTACGCCCGCAGTTGAAGTTGATGTTAAAACATGGTTACGTGGCCGTATTACCAATTACATTTTAACAAATACAACATATACTCGATTAAATTCAACTGCTACACAAATAACTATTGCAGGTAATCCAGCTGAAGCAACGGGTATTACACAAACATCAACTTTAACAAATTATATTATTAATTCAATAAATGTTGGTTTAAGCTCTCTCCCTGCGGTAGTTAGTCCGAATAATCAATCAGGTACATTGTTAACCCAAGCAGTAACATTAATTGAACTTAATAAGCGATTCGTACAAGAAGAAGTTATTGCTTTTATTGCTTATAACGTTGCTAATAATATTGCGCCGTTTGCATATTACTCTTATAATGCAGATAAATGTCGACGTGATGTTAGCTATGTATTAGAAGGTTACATTAGTGACCTTAAACATAGCGGCAATAGACAAACATATTTTAATGCAGGCAAATATTTTGAAAACGGTTATCCACAAGTTGACGGTGATCGCAGTCCAGAAGTGTCAGCACATACGTTTATTAGAGATTTAATATCAAACTATATTCTAACCAATACTGCGGCTACTGCCCGTAATACAACAGTGACGCAAGTTATTGACCAAGAATATACTCCTGAATTAGGCGCAGGAGCCCATTTTGTTGCCTTAACTAATATTGTTGTTAACGTTATTACTTCTGGATTAGTTAACCTACCGACTTTAATTTCAAATCAAGGATATGTGAAAGTTCCAGGATTTTACAAACTTAAAGACTTTTTATTAATTACCAATGCTAGCCGCAACACAATTTTATATAATTTTGCCGATACCGATAGTGCGGCCCAAGTAACTTATAGCGGAGAATTTGATAGCGATTTTGCTGGTGCACTGTATGGCAATGAACAGATTACAACAGTAACATTTAATGTTAGTACCACAGGCATGATGGTTACTGACAATATTCAAATATTTGTCGAGGGTAAAGAACAAACAGTACGTATGAATAGCATTGGAACAGATGCTATGGAACGTATGAAAGTTGGTATTCCACAGTCAATGCTTGACGCTGACTTTGAGTACGGACTACAGCCTACCAAGTGGCAAACAATTAGTATGATGCGTAACTATCCAAGTGTGTATGAAATACCAGGTAGTGATAAAGCAGTTACTAGTGTATATACCGATGCATCAAACGGCACTGCTGGTATTGGTGCCAGTTTGCTCACAGTTACTACTGTAGCCGCTCATGGATTTGCAGTAGGTGATGTGTTCACCATTAAAGCTCTGGCCAGTAGCGTTTCAGGTTTTAGTCGTGCAGAAGGAACATTTATTATTGCTAGTGTTACATCAAGTAATGTATTTTCATATTATGCAAAAGCTAAAGTTGGTACTATTAATCCAACACTATTAAGTTCTAGTTATACTCAGCTACGTAGTGCAGGTTTCTATACAGGAGCAAGCGTTGGTAACCCGGCGTTTAACGTGTATTCAAACGGACAAAGCGGTTCATTTACTACATTATTAGCAAGTGCTTCAGGAAGCTCCTTTTTTGGATTTACTGGTACTGCTCCAGTTTTAGGTGCACCTATATCTGGAACAGGTATTAACACTGGAACACAAATTACAGCCATCACCGGTGCAGGCGGTACTGTTGCTACTACCAAACTAACGACTACTGCACAAGCAGGAGATACTCAACTAATAGTTGCTAGTACTACTGGTATACTTCCAGGTTTAGTGTTTAATAGAGGCGATGGTACTGCTGTACAAGTTACTACCGTTATCAATAATACCATCGGATTAAGCGGCCCATTAACTAGTGGGATTCTAGGAACTAATCAAACTTATACTGGAGTATCGCAAAGTGCCACTTCGGGAACAGGAACAGGCGCAATCTTTAACGTATCGCGATTAGGTAGTACATATTCAGCAGTTATCGGTGCATCGGCAGGAACTGGATATGTTGCTACAAATACACTTACTATTTTAGGCTCAGATGTGGGTGGTACGAGTACTGGTAATGATGTAACAATTACTATCACAAGTGCTAGTGCAACCAATCAAGTAGATACTTTTGATATAGCTACACTCAACGGTGGCCTTGGATACACAGGGCTCGAAATCGCATTGTCCACAACATCTAACGGTAGTGGTACTGGGCTAACAGTTGATATTATTAGTGCAAACACAGCAAATGGTGGTATAGTAACAGGTATCGCTGTAAACAATGCTGGCTCAGGTTATGCAATCAGTGATATTATTACTATTAGTGGCGGAACTAGCAGTGCATCAGTAAGAGTCTTGACTATTCAAGCTGGAGGTTCTATTAGTGCATTTACTGTGGCAGGTAGTCCTGTACAAGCACCAAACAAAGATTTTATTAGTTCTGTTACAATCAACGATATAACAACTCAAGCTATCACAACTGCTACAACTATTAACTACACTAGTATCGCTACAATTGAAATCCAATTTAGTAATCCTCACGGATTTATACCAGGAGATAGTTTAACTACTACAATTAGTAGTACAGGTTCAAATGCTCAATTAGCGGCTGGTGCGTTTTATGTAGAACAAGTGCCGACTACTAGCACTCTTAGATATACAGCAAGAGCTCCTGGTACGATCGCTAATACATTAGTTGGTGCAGTGTTTAGTCGTCCTGATAGTTACTATGTACACAGACCATTGGATGGCGGTGTACAATTAGGCACAGGCGGTCCTGCACATGGTGCTACTGCAATTCGTATGAGCAAAAAGTATATTCGTTATCAGTCTGGTAAGGGTATTATGTATAATACCGGTGCACTTTTTGCTCCAAGCTATGATATTCAAAGTATGACTGCTACCGGTACAACTGTTGGTTCTGTTATTAGCCTAACTACCGATGATGTGGATCACGGGTGTCAAGTTGGTGCAATAATTCAAATTACCGGTGCTACTACTAGCGGTTATAACGGAGTATTTACAGTATCGAGTATTGTCAACGAACGTGTATTAAAAATAATTGCTGTTACAGTACTGGGCGCGACTACTGCTGTTATTGGTAGTCCGTGTGTTATGAGTGTGCGTAATTGGCACGGTGCAACTGTACGTTCAGGAACATTTGACGATCAGAACGGCATGTTTTGGCAGTATGACGGTATTAGAATGGCGTTGGTTAAACGCTCAAGTACTTTTCAAGTAGCAGGAATTATTAATATTCAAGCCAACGGCAACACAATAACTGGTACTAATACTAGATTTACACAACAATTAATATCAGGTGATCGCATTGTCATTCGTGGTATGAGCCACGTGGTAACCAACGTTATTAGTGATACTAGCATTTCTGTAAGTCCTGACTATCGCGGAGTAACCGACGTGGTCGGTGCTAAATGTTGTAAGACTATTGATTTAATAATTCCTCAGGAAAACTGGAATTTAGATCCATTAAATGGCTCAGGGCCAAGCGGTTACAGTTTAGATGTAACTAAAATGCAGATGATTGGTATGCAATGGACATGGTATGGCGCTGGATTTATTGATTTTATGTTAAGAGGCCCTACTGGCGATTATGTATTTGCACATCGTTTCCGTAACAGTAACGTAAACACAGAGGCATACATGCGTACTGGTAATCAACCTGTTCGTTATGAAGTTATTAACGAAGGTGCTAAATCAGCACTATCCAGCGCAATTAATAGTAGTACAACAACTATTCCCTTAGTTAATGCATTTTTCTTTCCAACTGCCGGAACTGTAATGATTGAAAACGAAATGATTCGTTATACAAATAACGACGGTACAAATTTATTAAACTGTGTACGTGGTGCGTCATTAACACAATTTGTAGCAGGATCTAATAGAACATTCTCAGCAGGTGTTGCCGCTGGCCATGCAGTAGGTCAGGGTGTAATATTAATCAGTAATACAATTACTCCAATTATTAGTCACTGGGGTTCGGCATTTATGATTGACGGACAATTTGATAGCGACCGTGGATACATTTTTAACTATGCATCTACTGGTGTGACAGCCAGTGTTGATCCTGCTACATCATTCTTGATTCGACTAGCACCTAGCGTAAGTAACGCTATTACTGGAGATTTAGGTGAAAGAGAACTGTTAAATCGTGCGCAATTATTATTAGCAGGTATTTCAGTTACTAGTGATACAGTAAGTGGCGGTGGTGCAATTATTGTACAGGGTATTTTAAATCCAGTTAACTATCCGACAGATCCAACTAAAATTACATGGACTACCTTATCGTCGAGTGCGGCGGGCGGACAACCAAGTTTTGCGCAAATTGCATCTGGTGGTAGTGTAACATGGTCAGGTAATACAAGTACAAGTAACGTAACCGTACAAGGAGCATTTACAACTCCTATTACGGCAAGAAGCTTTGCTCCAATTACTAATACATTAACAGCAAGAAGTTTTAGTGCTGTGACACAAACTGCGGCCGCACAAAGTTTTGGATACGCAACCAACGGTATTACAGCCCTAGGATTCGCTTCCGGAAGTCCATATACCGCGGTTGCTCAAACATTAACGGCAATTGGTTTTGCAACTAATCAGCCTTATGGCAATAATAATTATGTTAATGCTACTAGTACAGCACGTAACGATATTTTAATTACCAATACACAGTACGATGGGTTGACCAGTACAATTATTCCAGGCGATAGTATTTCAGGCGGCCCCTTCGCGGCCGGCACTACTATTGTCAGCATTACCAGAGCATACAGCGGTGGTGCGTATACTCGAATTGTATTAAGTGCCAATCCAATCGTTACAAGTACAGCAGGTGCAGGTCAAAACATAACAGCCGCAACCAGTACCAATACAAGATATCAAAATGCGACCAATACAGTACGTACTGATATTTTAATTACTAACACAGCGTTTAGTGCTATTAGTCCAGTGCCACAGTCAGGTGATAGTGTTACAGGTGCCAACGTGGCAGGCGGTACAACTATTTCTAGTATTACTCAAAGCTATAACGGTGGCATTTATACACGTATTGTATTGAATACAGCTCCAACAGTAACAAGTACAGCTGGTTCAGGCAACAACGTAACATTGTCAATTGTAAGTCCTTATAATCTTACATACAACAGTGCTATCAGCGCAAGCCGTAATGATTTCTTAATTACCGATACTGCATACGATGCGTTTGCGGCTTCAACTGCACTGGCCGTCGGTGATACAGTCAGTGCGGCCACATACTTAACCGGTGCACAAACTATTAACAGTATTACGCGATCTTATATTAATATTGCTGGTACAAATTATACTCGTATTACAATGAGTGCAGTAGGTACAAGTACTAGTACAGGTGCCGCTACAAACGGCGCTCAAAATATTACTATAACATTTACCAGCAGTGTAGCGGCCACATACAATACAGCGTTAAGTACAAGTCGTAGCGATTTCCTAGTAACACAAGCAGAATACGCGGCTACAACAGCGGCCGTTACTGACGTGCTAAGTGTAGCAACATACTTAACAGGTAGTCAGACAGTTTCAAGTATTACGGCCAATTATACAACTATTGCTGGTACAAGTTACGCCCGTGTTATTATGAGTGGTAATGCAAACTCAACAAGTACAGGTGGTACAGGCAATAATATTGCAATTACAGCGACCAGCGCAAGCAGTACAACTTATGCTAGAGCATTAAGCGCAACACGTAGTGACTTCCTAGTAACCGATGCTGATTGGACATTTAGTGGTATCCAAGTGGGCGATACATTAAGCGTATCGACTTATATTACCGGCGGTCAAACTATTGCCAGTGTAACCACAGGATACATTACAATTGGCGGCACAAGTCATACTAGAATTGTTATGAGCGCCAATGCTAATGCCAACAGTGCCAGTGGTGCTGGAAACAACATTGCAGTAACAGCTACCGCCGCGGGTAGTGCCAGTGCTTATGTTAGTAAAAACTATTTGTTCTTTACTAGTATATCATGGCTGGCCAGTGGAGCCACAATTGGTACTAAACTTAATTCAAGTTATACCGCGTTCCCAGCAGGTTCAAGTGTAACACAGGTAAGCACACGCACATTCAACGGTACTGCCAGTGTGGTAACAGCGGCTTCAAGCACGGGCGGCGGCTCTACACAAACTTATACACTAACAGGTTCTACAGTATATCCAGTAGGTTCAAGTGTAACAGTTACAGGTATTACTGGTGGAGCATACAACGGAACATTTGTTGTAACTTCAAGTGTTGCTGGTACATTAATTGTAACTGGTACAGGAACTGGCACTGCCACAGACTTTACTGGTGCTAGCGTAACGGGTGCGACTGCTTATCGTATTACATTCACACAGTCCGCTAACGGTACCATTAATGCAGGTGATACTCCGCAGTTTAAATTTGGTGCGCAGTATGCATTACCAGGCGAACAGGTTTTCTCATTCGTATCAAACCCAGGTAATACTGATACACTAGATTTAACACCATTAAAAGAACTTACAGCCACAGCGATTGGCGGACGCGGTACATTCCCTAACGGTCCAGACGTCCTAGCCATTAACGTGTACAAGGTTGCAGGTACTAATACTAACTGTAACGTTATTATACGATGGGGAGAAGCGCAAGCATAATGACAAATCTATCAATAAGTTTTGAACATAATCGTCCCGAAGTATTAATTTGGGATCCTGTTCGTGGCCGTAATGTTACCATGGAACAATACAACAATCCTGACGTTGATATTGGCAGTGTAACTATAGCAGAAACGATATGGCCCAATCTGGGAAGTGAAATAGAACCTGATAAAACTAGTGAAGAATAAAAAAGCCCCTCACGGGGCTTTTTGTTGACTGCTGACTTATTAGCGATTCATCACGTACATAGTGATTTCAAAACCAAAGCGCATGTCTGTTGCTGATGGTGTAGTCCACATAGTAGTTCTCCTTTATAAAATACATACTGCACTAGTATGTATCTGTATAATAGCACCATATGAGCCCGAAATCTATAGTGAATATCATTATTTGACCCCAGTGTTTGTACGTACTTAAATACGTGATGTTGAAATTGTCTCCACATTCAAACCGTTGTTTATACACAGTACATGCTGACTGGCCCGATAGAGAACAAACTATCAAAGAACTAGAACAGCTTGATTGGAAATATACCTGTGGATTCCGTAAACGGGCACGGGTAGAAACACATGACGAGCATTCAACCGCACTTGATGCTACCCCCCATTTGCAATCAATTGTCTCACATCTTAGACAGGGACTTCCCCATTTACTCACATATATGTATGGCAATCCTGAGTTCAAAGATCACATATGGCCTGGCACCAGCTTGGCACAACTTGAAGCCAATACAAGTCAAGTATGCGAGTTATATAGGGATGATCCAGGCTGGACTACGGGCATACATATAGACTATCGAGCGGCAGTGGCCACGGGTATGATGTTTTTTGATGAGAAGGATAATCGAAAACATAGCACAACCTTTTATACCACGGAAAAAGGCAATAACGGCCTAAGAATGCCGTCTACATACAGTAATGGCTGGTTTAGTGCAAATACACATAGAAGTTGGCACACGGGTGGAAACCTGGGTTCTAGCTATCGCTATAGCGTACTTTTTGCCCTATTTTTACGTTTAGAGCCTAGATGAGGTTTTAGTAACTTAGACCGGTGTGAGTCCGCCGGATGCTGTTATGCGTTTTAGAATTTGAGGACCAATGTTACCAGCACCTATACTGGTATTTACAACCACGGTCAAGATCATGTCATTGGCATTGAAACTTTGATTAGCCACAAAAACAGTACCGTTAGCTGATGGTACACGATCGTCGTCGGTCTTTATTCCCTGACCAGTCCAATTGGCATAATGCCTACCTATACTGAGTTTTGTGTTGTAAAACAACATGGGCGCAATCAAAACAAAGTCCTTGCCTCGCTGATATGCATACACCCAATCTACAGTTTTATCCAGTCCTGGCTGTCGGGCATCGTTGCTGAATTTATTTGCATCTACTTGTTGGAATCCTGGTATCTCAGGAGCACCATTGGGCAGTTTTACAAATTTAACTTGTTCAATAGCAGAAGCACTGCTGAGGTTGGATTTATAATCCATCTTTTGCACTGCAACTTGGAATGGGGACATTTGACTGGCAGGAATACCCGTTCGATTTGCTGGGCTGGTTCGAGGAAAATTCCAACGGCCATTTGCATCTCTCACGTGAAAAGGTGTAGGAATCCACTTGCCATTGGGGTCTAGATAACCAAAGTCCGGTGCTTTGGTAACTCCCTTGGGCCATGTTTTGGGATCTTCAGGGTCAGCATCGGGCGCAATGCCTGAACCATCATGTCCGTTGTTACCATTGGGGTTTTTGTTTCTGGCCATTTTTGCATCCATGGCCTTTACAAATGGATGGTCTGAGTTGTAACTGCCGTCTGCGTTACGACCCGCTGTGGGTGGATTCCATACCGACGATGAATCATCATCGTCTTCTGCATCAGCTGGCTGTGAACTTGCGGACTGTGGTTTTGGTGTAGCTACTGGCCCTGCTGAAAAATCCGAAATATTACCTGCGGTGTTTGACCCTAATTCTTTTGCGGGGGCGGCACCTGGCACAGTGGCCTTGTCTGCTACTGGTTTGAATCCAGCTGGCGGCGCATAGCCCAGTTGTCGCAACTTGCCCAGGGTTTGTTGACCAATCATGCCATCCACTACTAGCGGAGGATTGGCTCTTTGAAATGCACGAATTTCAGCATCTGATGTGGGCCATTTTTTACCACCCACAGCTGGCGCCGGCTTACTGACCACACGTCCAGTTTTGGCGTCTAATTCTCGAATCAGCTGGCCGCCTTCTTCGATGTATGTCAAATGATCTATTAGTTTTCTCAATTCACTCATATGCTAATCCCTACACGGTTTATGAAGTATTTATTCACCGCAGGGCGGAAAACGCAGATTTTCACGCGAAGCGCCAGCGCAGATAAGCCTAAGCTACGAAGTAGCAAGCGGTAAAACGCAAGATTACATATCAGTTACACGCTTGCTTGCCTCTATACTAAATATTATCATGCCAAGAAGCTATTATCTTCCAGAGCTACATCCTTTCGAGCACGTTGCCACTGCTCACTGGCCCATGATTATTGTCAACGATCAGTTGGATTGGGTTACTGCTGTAGACGTTATGGAAGCATGGCTCAACACGCATATAGGCAGTCATTATAGTCATTGGGCGTATCATAATGGAACGTCAGTAGACTATTGGCAAGCCTGTATAGCATTTAAGAAACCCACTTACAAAACCTTATTCTTATTACAATGGACCTAAGTAGACTAGAACGTTACGTATTGGATGAATGGATATTCATACCTGTCAGCATCGTAGTCATGCTATGGTCGTTTGGTCTAGGCTTGCTTATTGGCTGGATATGGGTAAGCCTGTAGCTAGATCTAAGCTAGGATCTACCGACCCACATGAATCCTTAAGCCATAATTGAAAGTAAGTATGCAAGCTAGAGTCTATGGGCACCCAAAAGCGTGTACGATTAAGGTGTACTTCATGCTTTAAATTGTTGTCAAACACCCAAGTCAGCACTTCTTTATAGTTGGGATGTAGCGTAAGCACATAGTATTCACGGCTGTTGATCATGCAGTATATAGTACAAGCTACACTGATTTACCTGGAGCAGGGACTGCGACAGCCGGGCCGCCAGTAGCTGGCGTAGGCTGTGGACTCGGTGCTGAACCGGTGGTGCTTGGATCGTATGTAGCTGGCCCACTCCACGTTGGCTGTGGACTTGGAGCTTTTAACTTATCACCAGTATCAAACTGTTGAAGTATTCCTTGACACTTGGGACTCAATTGGCTTTTGTTTTTCATTAAAAATGCAACAATTTCAGGCACTACACTCATGCCAGTGGTAAGCAAGGCTCTAAGTACTGAGCCTGAAGTATCTGGCGAGGTCACAGCATTAGCGATTGATTGTGACTGTTTGGGTGTGAAGACACTAGCTGGGCTTTCTTGTATGGCTTCTAGCTTGTCTACTAGAGTACGGTAATCTTGGGGAGTTGTCATATGAGTGTCCTATTGTATAAGAGTATTTATACAGAAATGGGTCTACAGGTCAGTAAATTTCCTGCGCAAAAAAATTTGGGGAAGTACTTAAATACCATATGAAGAACATTTTAGCCCTCCTATGCATGGTAGCTGTATTGACTACAGTGTCGGCCCAAACACGCAGATTGAACAAGCCAGTAGTATGTGACAATACTGAAAAGGTGTTTCGTACTATGGTAGAAGAATTTGGGGAAACGCCGCAATGGCGTGGTGCTACAAGTGAACAGGGTACCAGCACTGTGCTGACAGTTAATCCAAAAACTGGCACGTGGACATTGATCGAATACACCGCAGTAACAGC